GGCCTGACCGAAGATGACTGTCTCGCGGGCCTCACGGAACAGCAACGCAAAGTGTGGGTCCGGTATGCCATCCTCGGGGAGACGATCTCGCAGATCAAGGACGAGGTGTTCTGCAACCGCAAGTATTCGACGGACAGTATGGTCCAGTACACGTTAGCCGATGCCCAACTGCGGATTGTCGCCAACATCCTCCAAGACGCCGACCTGATGTGTCTCGGCAAGCACCGACCGGGAATGCGGCTGAAGATACAGCAGCTGATTCGGAAAGTGCAGTTGCTGAAGCGGCAGAAGGGGCTGAAGAAGCCGTGCCTACTGTAACCAGTGAACAACTCGACAGCCTCCTCGGCCAGGGCATGAACTTCGCTCAGATTGGGCGGGCGTTGGGCCTGAGCCGGGAGATGGTGCGGCGGTATGCGGCCAAGTTCGGCCTCACCAAACGGTGTGCCAAGTGCCGGCGTGTGATATCGTCGCGGCAGAAGTTCTGCCCGGCCTGTGGGGAACGGGACCGCAAGGAACGGGCCAAGCAGGGCAACTGTCGGCCCATCAAGACCTTCGCCAACCGTACCGTCGTCTTGGAGGCCTATGCCTACTTCGCGGCCCGTGGTTTGGACGTGGTGCTGAACGCCGAGAGTGGCCGCAACGACCCCGAGTTGTGGGTGGACGGTCAGAGTGTGAAGTGCAACCGCATGGTTCCCGTTAGCCAGGGTTACCAAGTACGGTTGGTTCCCGAGATGGAGGCCGACTTCTGGTATTTGAGTGACGGGCAGACGAAGTTCGTGATCCCGATTGGTGAAATCGAGAAGAAGCTAACCTATCTGGCTCAGGGCAGCCCACTGCAACAGTGGCGTGTGGCCGATGGATAAGTTGGCCAGTGTGGACGGCAAGTGGCTATTCATGCACGAGGACGTGGAGGTCCGAGAGCTGATGCTGGAACTCTCGGCTCAGGGCCTGCCCGACCACGAGATTGCCGAGGTGGTGCGGGCCTCGGGCAAGGTCGAGCGGATTACGGTTGAGGACGTGAAGGCCTACAAGCGTAACTACATGCAGGACATCACGACCTATGCCGACCGCAACGCCCGCAAACTGCTGGGGAAGATGCCGTTGACGAAGCGGGCCTATCGGGTGGGCCAACTCGACCGGCTGTTGCAGTTGTTTGCAGACCAGATACCCGTATTGCTGGAGACGAAGCCCGCTGCTGCGGCCACGTTGATGAGGACCTACCTGAAGGGCCAGCAGCAGATCGCCGTGGACGTGGGGGACTTACAGGCGGCGGCTGACCCCAAGAACCGCTTCATCGAAATGCTGCAACGGGCCACGCCCGAACAGCGGGTCGAGATTATGAAGCACCTCAACGAACTGGAGAGGCTGGACCGTGAGTTGGGGGGCAATCCCCGCTTGGAAGCCGTCGTGGTAGACGCGGAGTTCGAGGTGGATAGTTGACGCCACAGCACGAGTGGGACCTCCTAAGACAGATCAGGGAAGCGGTAGAGTTCGAGCGGCTGGAAAGCATCCGTAACGACCTCTGCCAGTTTGCTGAGTACACGCAGGTTGACGAGAACGGCAAGCCCGTCAAACTCGGTGCCCACCATCGGGAGTGGTTCCAGATCATCTGGGAGCAAATCCGTGACGTGGTGGAGAACGAGGCGTGGCACGAACCGCCGCCGCACCGTAACCTCCTCTTGATGGCCCCCCGCAACCACGGCAAGTCAACCTCGATGGTGACGCTGCTTCAGTTCATCCTCGGTAAGAACCCGAGGCTCAGGGTCAAGTACGTCAGCCGCAACGACAAACTGTCCCTGGACATCGTGGGTCAGGTCAAGAAGAACATCGAGTTCAATGCCAAGTTGCATGAGGTCTTCCCCCGCCTCAAGAAGGACCCGAACGGTTCGTGGTCTGGTTCGGCCATTGACGTGGTGAAGGTAACCAAGGAGGGCGAACGGGACGACGCCGACCTGGGCATCAAGGACGCTAACCTGGAGGCCTACGGGATCAGTGCCCCGGCTACCGGCGGACGGGCCGACCTCATCATCTTTGACGACATCATTGGTGGTCGGGAGGCCATTCAGGAACCGGGTCGCCTAGAGAAAATTTCAATGGCGTTCCGTCGGGACTGGCTCAACATTGGTGGTAAGCGTCACATCGTCATTGGGACGCCGTGGACACCGGACGACATCCTGGCCGAACTATCGGAAGACGACACTTGGCGGAAGTGGAAGAAGCCTGCCATCATTGACGGCCACGCCCTGTGGCCCGAGGAACGCCCGATCTCCTGGCTCATGGAACAGAAGAAGCTGATTGGGGAGACGGCTTTCAACCTCCAGTACATGCTGGAGGGCATCATCCAGAAGCAGTCGTGGTGGACCAGGGCAGTCATTGACCGCTGCAAAGACCCGAAGACGCGGTTCGGCAAGGTGCCCAGTGACTTCGAGATAGACGGGGTGGTGTTGGGCTTCGACCCGGCCGCCTCCATGATGCGTGACGGGTCCTTCTCCTGTATCTTCGCGCTGCTCTATGACAAGATGCACCGTAAGGTGGTCTACCGTATCAAGCGGAAGCGTGCCCAACCGATTGAGATGGCCGGGCACCTTATAGATATGCTTCTGGAAATAGAGGCCACGTTGACACGAAAGGTGGACCTTGTTACTGTCGAAAACAACGCGACACAGCAGGCGTTCATTGACCTCATCAACCTACTGTGTGAGACGCGGGGCGTGAACCTACGGGTGCCGATCATGGGGGCCTTCACGGGTTCGCAAAAGTGGAATCCCGAGTTGGGGCTGCCCCGTATGGTAGGTGACTTTGAGAACGGTAAGTGGATTATCCCGTGGGGTGACGAGGCGCATCAAGGGCGGCTGGACCCCCTGCATACTTGTGACCTGTGTTCGTGGATCGATGAGATGGAAGGCTATCCCCATGACACGCCGACGACGGACATGATTATGTCGTCGTGGTTGGCGAGTTCTTCGATAGACAAGCAGACGATAGGGATACTCCCCACGACTGTCCAGGTACGCCGGGCCAGCGTGACAAACATCAACTGGTGACGCTAATGGACCTACTCAAGTGGATTGGGCTGAAGAAGCAGGTCGTGCCGCCGACACCAGACCCGAAGACGGCGGGCTTTCACGGCGACCCGTATGGTTGGTATAACGGCAGCCTCGTGGTGCCGTGGTCGCGGTGCAACGGTCGCAAGAAGCTCGAAGAGGACCTCGTGAAGATGGACGAGAACAGCCCAATAATCGCCCGCATGTTGGACAAGACGGCGGACTATGCCACCAGCTTTGACGGGGATGACTTCTTCGGCTTCAAGGTGGACACGGCTCAGAAGGATGGGGAACAGCCCAGTGCGGTGCAGCGGCAGGCCGTTGAGATCATCAATCAGATGGTGGCACGGACGGAACTGAGTGGCCGCAAGACCTGGGACGTGACCCGCAGCATGGTCCTGAAGGGCAACGTCTTCGGTGAGGTGGTCATTGACCCCGACTTGACCGGCATCGTGGCGGTCAGGCAGTTCCGCAGTAGCTGGCAGATCGAGAAGCACCTCGACGATAGTGGCAACCTCAAGTCGGGTGACCCGGCAGTTGCCAAGTCGGACCCGAAGCAGTGGGACAGTGCGGCTTACACGCAGATTGACGAAACAGGCAAGGTGCTGGCGGCGTTTTGGCCTTACCAGATCGTCCATTGGGCGTTCGGGCCGATGGGTGGGCGAGAGTATGCCGAGCCAGTTGGTGGGTCGGCAGTCAAGACCTACAAGCGGTTTGAGGCAGGCATTGATTCGTTGGGTGTGGCCCGTATCATTCGGGCCTGGGATACCAACATCCACGTCATTCCGATGCCTGCGGGCCTCACCCCCGACGAAGTAACCGACAAGATCAGTCAGTACCGGCAGCAGAACGAACGGGACGAGATCACGGCCTACGATTCTTCCACGGGTAACTTCGAGTCCACGCCGAGGTATAGCCCGGTGGACGTGGCTCGTGACCTCTATGTACCTGCCTTCTACACAGCGGAGGGCAAGGTCGTCCCCGGTGACATCCGCAAGTTGCAGCCCTCGACGGCGGCTCTCCAGCACCTCGAAGACTTGGAGATGCAGATTGCTTTGCTGGTCTGTGCCTTCTGTGTGCCGCAGGAAGTCCTCGGCATTGACATTGGCTCGAAGCCGATGGTGGACAAGACGAAGGAAGAGGGCATGGAGGCCTTCAGCAAGTATGTGAAGCGGCTCCAGTTCAACCACGCCGAGGGCCTGAAGCAAATCTTCGACCTCGAACTCATCCTGAACGGCATTGACCCCCGGCAGTTGCTCTACAAGATCATCTACCCGAGGATTAGCCCGCGGTCGGCGGAAGTGGACGCCAAGATACTCGTGTCGAAGGGCCAGACGGCTTCGTACTGGTACAGCATGGGCGTGCCGCCCGAGTTGATCGGCCCGATGATTGGCCTCGATACCGACGCGGTGAAGCTGTGGCGGACTGAGTTGGAGAAGAAGATCGCGGCCCAGGCGAAGTTGACGAAGCCGCAGCCCCCAGTCAAGTAGGAGACCCGATGCCGACACTGCTGCCGAACTTAACTGACGCCCTGCGTGTCCATGACGCGGCCCACACCGAACAGTCAGCGGAGTTGCACGACACGGCCCTGAAGTTGCTGGCCCTGGCTGGTCAGAAGCATATCTGCGTTGACGCTTTGGATACGGGGCGGGACCAGACGTGGTTTGACGCCCTGCCGGGCATTGTCTGCCTGGATGCGGAAGCGGTCGCCATTGCGGGGGATAAGGCTCTGGTGGGGACGGAAGACTTTGCCGAGACCGTATCCACCCACCTCGCCTGGGCGGGACAAG